AGCAGAACGCATTTCGAGTATCGTTGCCAGCGGAACTCTGAGTATGTGAGCCTGATGCTTATCGGAAGCGTAATGGAAATCCCCCACTAGCCGACCAAAGTCATCCGGGAGATCGTAGTCGCCGTCGTCGGCAATGATCGCCAACGTGGTTGATGGCCGAAGGAACGACCACTCATAGCCGACCGTTCCCTGAACCGCTTGTGGGTAGAGAACTCGGCGATACCCCGTCTGTACAATCCCCTCGATCGTCGCCGTACGGGTAGCTCCCCACTCATCTGGATCGCTACCGTAGCCAAGAAGGAATCCGACTTCCTTTTTGAAATCAATCCAGGCTAATGTCAGGGTACTCTCAGCCATCAATTACCTCGAAAAATGGGCCAGTGGCGAGGAAGAGAAACTCGCCACCGGCCTCTTGCAACGTGGGGATATTGGTATCGAATGACAAACCCCACGGTATGATGGTTACCCAATCGTTCCGCCGACGTGCATCTCCTCAACCCAGAGCCCGCCGGTTCCAATGCCGTGCCACTTGAAGTACACTTCCTCAAGGGCAGTGTCAGTCGTCCAAGTGCCGAAGCCCGTTGCACCGTCGTCCTGAAGGCCGCTCGTGACCGTGATGACGATGTTGTTCGTCGTCTGATCGCCGGTCGTGGCGAAGCCCTTCTTCTGACCATGAAGCACGCCGTCAGCCAGAGTGAACGTGGCATTAGCATCCGTCAGCACGTTGGCTGGGAAGTAAGTCACCCCGCCAACCATGCACACAATGGCGCCGCCGGCAGTGGTAATCGAGACGGATTCCACCAATCCAGAGGGCGGCCCCTGCTCAAGCACCGCCATGCACTTGCCAGCCGTAGCGCCATTGTCCACCGTTTGCAGTGGTACGCACGAGCCCTCGCCCTCGAAGCCCTCGTAGCGGAAATAGCCCGCGTACGTCCCGCCAGCCTCACAGGTGAGACGACCAACGCCGATCGTCGTGCTCGCCTTCGACAAGACGTTACACGAGGAACCAGGGCAGTAGATTTCGATAAACTGTCCATTGGCCTTGGCCGAATACTTCCGAGCCGCCACGCCGGCAAAATACCGCGCGTTCAGGATTGTCGGAAGCTCGACGCGATTTCCACGACGGCCATCAAAGGCAGTTGGCGTTCCGTAATCCCAATTGAAACACACTCCCTGACCTTCCAGGAGTGCAGTAGCGCCCTCAAACCAAACCCACTTAGAGTCGGTGGGTGCCTTCTTGATATGGGCGTTCAAACTTCGGTCCATTACGTTCTATCCTCTCTCGAAATGATGATGATCCAAGTAGTAGTCCCGGGACGCTCCGGCTTACCCAGCAGTAGAAAAGACAGCCTGCCGACGAAGATCGGTGCAGATCATGTTCAACGTGCAGTCAAGATCGACTCGGCGCACGTTATGCTTCCCCGGCACCATGTACGGCTTGGTTAGGTTGTTTTCCCATCCGGGCATAACACCGATAGCAAGGTACTTCCAATCCAGCATATAGATCGGGTCCTCAGTATCAAGATCCAGGTACGGAGCGTAAACAAGCGGCGTACCCTTGAACAAGCTACGTCCATCCTTCGAGGCAAGATCATTCCCGAGGTTCATGTTCTGAGCCTCAAGAATCTCCTCGCAAGTGCCAATGACCGTATCATTGGTGTAGATGCCGTTCTTCATGGAAGCGAGATCGGGCACCGCGTGCGAAACCGGCGAGCGGAATCGAGTCTTCCGATGGCCTCGACGCATCTTGCGAACCAAGTCTTCCTTGCTCACGGCGACATATCGCGCAGCCCAGTTCGCCCAACGCTCGTAAACCGTAGAGTCGATGTTTGCCCGCCCATCGGCAAAGCCAGCCGGGTTCTCAGCATTGAGACCCTCCGTGGCGTTCTTAATGACCCAGAGTTCAACGCCGTACGGAGTCACGTCATCGCCGGAGTCGTCGGGCTTTCCCCAACAAAACTCCTCCAGTTTCTCGTACACCGACACCATCATGCCGACATACTTGGACTTGACGAGATCGACAATCGCACTACCCCCGCGCTGAAAATCAGGCTCACGCAGATCGTAGGTGTAGTGGGCATTGATATGCCGGGCCGGCACGGTGCCCTTGATCATCGTATCGGTGAGCGCATCGCCATCAGTCTCATAGAGACCAACAGCCCGAGCGCTATGGTTGTGGTCAACTTGACAATCGAAACGCCAAGGGTGGCCACCTTGGAACTTCTTTTGACGACCCTTCCACATTTCCCTGACCGCGACAAAATCGGTCAGATCCGTTTGCATATCGACCCATGCACCCTTCTTAACCAGCGCCTCCTGGGTTTCAAGGACAGCATCGTCGATGTCGGCAAATTGCAAAGACACTAGCGTGTCTCCTTTTTTGTTTAGTTAGTAGCCGAAAGCGGAAAGCTACTCCTTGACGAAATACTTTTCGTCGAGCCTGGCAGCAATTTCCTCCTCCGGCGATTTGGTTGAATCAGTTTTGGTACCGTGAGAGGCACGCTGAACGATATTCCCTTTCATCCGGCGCAGCTCTTGTTGAATCTTTTTCCGTTCCGCTTGGGTAAACTCATCCCGCAAGACGGATTTAACCGCCTGCTCAAACACCTCCTCACGCGGAGGCGGCTGCCTACCCATCGCTTGATAACCGGCAAGGGTCACGGCTATCTGCTCCGCAATGGCATCACGCTTTGCTAGTTGCGGACTTCCCGGCGAAAGCGAACGGTATCCACCCTCACCGAGGCATTCATGGAGATCAGTTCCAAGCCCCTCGACTTGCTGATCGAACCAAACCTCCACTTCGCGCACAACCGTCTCCTGACTAGCCCGCGCGGCTTGTTCGTGTCCCGATCGAAGTTCGTGAAGCGCATCCCGCTGGGCTCGAATCTGAGTCACCAACGTACCAAGCAGCTCCACTACCTCCGGCTCGAATTCATCTGTATTCAAATTGTCGAAGATCGCAAGGGGATCTTCGACCTCATCGTTCTTAAACCCTTTCTGTGCCACCTCGCTCGCAGCCTTAGCCCTTGCGTCCGCCGCCTCAATCAAGGAGCACGTCGAAGCGAGCGACCGATCAGACGGGTAGCTTCGAGCCTCAACAAGAGACAGGCCAGCGCGAACAGCACGAGTCAGCGTCTCATCGCTAAGCGGCGGAGGTGTTTGCCCTTCTTCCTTCGATGGCTCCTCTTTCGCCCCTTCCTCTTGCGTCTCTTCCCCTTCCGCCTCTTTCTCTTGTTCCTCCGTTTCCTTTTGCGATTCCTCTTCTTTCGCCCCCTCCTCTTGCGCTACCTCTTTCTGCGTCTCCTCTGTTTGCGTCTCGTCTGCAACTGCCCCAACAGCCGCGTCAATCTCCGCACGCAAATCGTCGTTAATGCTCATGTCTCTCTCTTCAATCAAAGGAATTTCGATCATGTATCCCGCGGACCTTCAGCGCCTTTCGACGATGCGCTGCGCTCGTATAGATCGGGTCTCCGTCTTTGGAAATTTCCGTAGGAACCCCTCGCTCCTTCAGGTAGTCGCACAACTCGCCAGCCTGAGACGGCTGTACCCCAGACGCAATACACGGCTCCATCGGCCACCTGCCGTGCCCCCGCTTCACGGGAGCCTTGGACCCCACAACAAAGCCGCGCACATGCTCACTACCTCTGTCACGGTATGCCGCCTTCCGTCCAACCTGAACCCTCTCGGGCACCTCGTCGCAGGAAAACATCCGCTCAACCGTTTCCCCATCCTCAGTCGTGAAGCAATATAGCGGCATACCTTTCCCCTTCCCTTCCTTAATGCTAATCCCGAATATACTACGACCTACGTGAACTATTTTTTCTTTCCCCATAAGTCGTAGAGACCGACCTGATACCAGCTCTTTTTCGGACTTGCGGGCGGATTCTCCTTCTCCGCCTCAATGCGCTTCCGATCCTCCTCCGCTCTGCGCTTCGCCGCGGCGCGCTGAGCGGCAACCTTGGCAGCGTGCGCATCCTTGCCTCGCTGAATGTCCTCGGGAGTATTCAAGGTATCCGAAACGTCCTTCGCCCCCCGCTGCCAACCCAACAGAACACGCAATAGCTCATTCATGCTGACCTCCCTTTTGTGTTAAAGAGCCTGCCCGCCCCCCTCCGCCAGAAGTTGCGCAAGCGCATCTTCCCCCGCGGAGGACTGCGGCCTCGGCTTACTCGTGTGCTCGTACGTTCGTTTCGTTTCGGCGGGCTTCCCTGGAGCTTGCTGTCCAGGTTGTTGGGAATCATCAAGCGTGGCGAATGTTACGATGTCCTTCAGTTCGTCGAAGTCCGCCAAGGTTGCCACGGTCGTCAAGAGTCGCTGAACATCAAGCGAACCGCCCTGACGTTGTATCTCCGGCATCAACGGCAAGACGTACGACTGCATGATGTAGCCAAGCCGCTGTAGTTTGAGACTCGGCGAATCATCCAACGCAGAGTACACGTCGATGTCAAGTTGGAACTCATCAAAGTCCCCCTGTTTAGAATCTCGATTCCACGCAACCGGAATCGACATCTCCGGAATGCCGGGGATCGCCTTCTCCAGCGTTCGCTCTTTGACTGGATCGTTCCACTCGTACCAGGCGAGACGCCGGAATAACTCACGGCACATCTCGATCGTTTGTCCTTGCATGTCGCGGAGCTGAGCGCCGGCGGCCTCCGTGAGGAGCTTGTCTTGCCCCAGTGTCTCCGTCTGCGGCGCAAGGCCGCCGAGAGCGTCCAGGTTTCCGGCGAAGTAAGAGAAAAGATCGCGGCATTGCATATAGAAGGTGAGAGTCCGCGGATCGACCCCGCCGGCCGTGAGTGTTTCCGCTTTACCGCCCGTGTACCTAATGCCCTCTCCATCTTTCGCGTTCTTGAAATTGGTAACCCCCTCCTCGTCGGTGGTCCCAAATCCAAGCACCGACTTCTGATCGTCCGCTTGACGACCGAGCTTACGGAAGATCGCGTTGGACAAGTCGTGAAGATCACGCCAAACGGCAACCGGAGCGAGAGGAAGCAGATTCCCGGGGACTTCCGAGAATCCCAGGGAGAGATACGGCCCGCCCTTGGGTCCGTCCCATTCGAGTTCGTTGAGCTTCTTCTTCGTCTCCACGGCGTAAGTAACCAGCAACCCATCCTGCGGCAGCCACACATCCCGCAAACGATGACGGCGCCTAAAGGGCACAGACGTACCACCCCCGGAGCCGATAGCATCCGCACGCTCCTGTCCGTTATTGCCAACCAACGACTCCTCGATGCCGCCGACTGCTCCATTGCCATCCTCCAGCCGACCAAGCTCCTCCTTACTGAGCCATCCGGTTTTCTTTAACTCCCTCTGGGTCAGCCAGTAGTCGTTGCCTTCATACTGAATCTGATCGCGTTGCTGTGCGCTCATATCAACGAAGTAGTCATCCGGCGTAACCACATCAACAAACGGCTCGCCGTACTCGTGTCCAAGAAGAGTGCCGACTTGATGAAGCCCAGTCTTGAGAACGCCGAGCAAAAAGAGCGCTTCCGTCACCACTCTGCGTAATGTTTCAGTGAGTTGGATTTCCTTGGGAATTTCATTCACGGCAAGCTGTAAACTTGCCGCCGTCGATTTTAGCGAAGGATTCTTCGTTGTGACCAATGCCCGTGGGGATCTCGCCGCCAAGCTCCGCACGTAAATCTGGATAGCCAGTTTGAGCATGTTCACTGGAACGGTACGCTCAGACCCGTCATCGCTATAGTGAATCCCAACTAGTTGCCGTATCGCATCGACGCGCTCCTGGCGCGGTTTCTCCACTTTCTTTATTGACCAGTCGATCGACTTGGTTAAATTCTCAAACTCCCTCGTGGAAAGAGTCATGCCGCCCACCCCTTATTAAGTTCGCCAGTATGCCGAGACTTGCTGCCTTCTCGCACCTTCTGCCTCCACGCCAAACTCCCGATCGGAACCTCCGGCTTTACCGGAGTCGGGCGCCGGCGAAAATCCCCGAGCCCCTTCCAGGCCAACGCATCGGCCATTACCCGGTCGCCGTGATTCGACGCAGCGCCGGAGGGGTCCATCTTGTTCTGTGCCCTAGCGTGGCCGACGCCACCGTTCGGTAAATGTACATACTCCAGCGTTTCCTCTAGAGCACATCTGGAGTAGTTGGCAACCTTCCCCCCCTCCACTGCGTTCCGATACTCCCCGAGCAAAACCAGCTTGCCCTCTTTCGTCGGCGCCCACCCGGGAATATCTGAGACACGCTTTGTGATCGTAACATCGTTTCGCCTGAGGTAGATGGAGCCATAGCCGAGTTCTTGCACCTTTGCGCCGAACTGCCGTCCGGGGCCGTTGGCCTCCCAGATCATAAAAGGCCAGATACCCGCGACCTTCTTGAACCATCTCCCCACGGCAACGCAGAGCAATGCGAATGCCTCCGGCCGAATATAGGGGGAAGCGATCTCAAGAATCTTCTCGTGTGTTACCGAGTCGTAGGCGACCAGGCAGGAATTACTTGCTCCCGTGCCGGCGGAGACATCCACCCCGAGGATGATCCTGTTATGCCCAACGATCGGATCTCCCTTTCCGTCGAGCATCACCCACAGCTTTGTGAAACCTTTCGGGTCTTCGCGAAACCTGATTGGATCGCCGCTGATCTCGTCATACTCCAAATCACCAACGACCATAGGCGCAGTGGCGCATAGAGCGATCGCCTCCTCAACGCGATCGGCATTGAACCACTGACCGCCGGACCCCTCATAGTCAATGTCAATCTCTTTGGCGATCTCCCGGGCGGTCTGAGCGCGATCGCATTCAGTGGCATACCAGAGCGATCGCTTCTTCCCATCAGGGAGCGGCACGTTTTTACCGAGGATCAGCGCATCGAGCCGAGCCATTTCCGCGCCGGGATCATCGAACTTC